AAAACGTAGGAGTACCCGGTGCGCGGTTCCGTCTCAAGCCACGCATCATCGTCGTCCTGCGTAGCGAGGAGTGCAGGGTATCCAATCTTGGTTGCCTCCGGCCAAGGTGCTGCCGCCAAAACCTGGTCCCGCACAGCGGAATACCAAAGGTGACAGACCTCGGCCGGACGCGATTGTTCGGTCGGTGACGAAATGTTGCTCCGTTCCCCAACAGCGTTGAGGGCCAGGTTGTAGACCTGAACTTCGCTTGAAATCGTCACCGACCGAACTCCTTACTTCAGCTTCTTCGCGCCAGCCGGCAGCGGTCCGCTCTGTTGCGGATTGCCGCCTGCGTCGACGTTCAGGTCCTCAGCCGCCGACTCAGCTTTCGCCAAAGTCTGTGACGGTTCTTCGAGTCCCTTGTCGTTGAGCGCACCGCCGACCGACTTAACGTCACCCTCAACGGCTTCCGCTCGCGTGAGCTGAGTTCCGTTGGCGGTATCGACCTTGACGGCGACGGTCTTGCCGGCCTCAACAACTTCCGCCGTCGAAGGAAGCACAGCATACTTCTGCTTCGGCGATCGGACCTTGCCGTCGGCCTTCTGCTCGTCGGTGAGTTCACCAGGCTTGTCGGCCCATTCCGCTGGAAAAGAGTGCGGATTGTCCTTGACCTGATAGAGCGAGCCGTCCGGGGAAAACCAGTCCCTTTTCAGGCGAACGAGTACGTTACCCTTTGCCATCAGTTAGCTCCTTCCGCATAGGTGCGGCCGGTGCGAGGCGGATCAAGCGTCAGGAACGCATTGATCTTTCCCGCGGTGGTCGTGGTGGTGGCGGTCACAGCGAGAATGCCGAGGTAACGCTCATAAACAGCGCCTTCCAACGGAAGGGGGATTGCCGCAATGATACCTCCGGCGTTCAACTGCGCATCATTCACCGCAGCGTCATCGGTCACGAAAGCCCGGCTGGTCCAATGGGCCGTTGCCGTACCGTCCGTAGCGATAGCCGCCTGGGCATCTGAAGCGAGAACAAACTGAACCGTTCCCGCCGCGCCACCAGTGATGATCTCTGTGTCCGTGGTAATCACGAGCCAGACATCTTCACCCTGACCGACATCCCGAGCAACACTCGAAAGGTCGATCACATCGCCGATCAGTGCGGTACCAGCAGCCGCAGCCACACTCACCGCATCAGCGAACTCGAGTCGTTCGTCCATAATCATGTCAAGTACTCCTTATGCAGGGACGAGAGCTTCGTCGGGCGACAGGACATCGACGCGACGGATCGGGGCACCAAGCCAAGTGGTCGTGATACGACCGCCAACATCCCCGGTCTGAAGCGACGAATTGGCGGTTAGGTTCGCCGACTGCTGACCAAGCTTGGTCACGAGTCCACGATCCATGTACCACACCGCTCGACCGTTCATGTTCGGCAGACGATTGACCGCCTCGAACATCAGCTCCGGCAAGTTCGCACCCGTCGCAGCATCCACGGTGAGGGCCGAGCGATCAATGTTGGCGATACGAACAAAGTACCTCCAATCACGAATCGTCAGACCAGCGTCCCAACGGTAGTGTGTGCGGTACGCTTCCATGCGCCCACCAGCACCGTCGATAGACTCGATGGTAACCTGGCCCTTGTCCTCCATTTGGAGGCCAGCCTTCGAACCCTTCGGCGTGATACCGAAGCCCGAATTCGGACCCCAAACGGCAAGCCAAATGCTGGCGTTGTCGGTGCCGGAACCGCCGCCGTCAATCACGTTGTCGCTGTTGTTAGCAGACGTCAGCGCATTGAACCGCGGCGACAGGCCAGTGAAGGCCTCCGGTTCCGTACCCTCGTTGCCGTAGAAGATCGTCTGCGCGATTTCCTGCGACATACCTTCGATGTGCGGAGACTCTTCCGACAACCGCCACGCAGCGGTATTGCCGTTGAGATCAGCGAGGGCCTTGTCGACCTCCGCGTAAGCCTCCAACATACCAGTGTTGTCCGTGACCTGCGCGGTCGTGGACTTGGTAGGCTGAACGCCGCCGTACATCTTACGCCAGGTTGGCGTCGGCAGGCCGGTGCGGATGGTGGTCCGATGGCCTGTTACGAGGTTACCTTCCATCCAAACCATGTCGTCGAGGACTTCATTGGTCTGGGCAAGAATTTCCACGATGTCTGCGATATTGCCATCAGGATCGGTCCGTCGGGCAAGATCGAGCAGCGTGGGATGCGTCGTAGCGAGAGTGCTCATGACTTATCCTTTCATGCTCGGAAACATACGAGACGCCGCGTCGCCTTCACGGTTGGTCGGAGCGCCACCTTGAACCGGCCCTCCTTCCGTGAGAAGTCCCGCGACCTTGTTGAGGAACTTGATCACATGGACGTTGTTACCAGCGCCCGTTGATGCAAATGCCTCGAGTAGCTCGGGAGAACCGTACTCCCCAACGAGCTTGTTGACAGCGGAGAGTGTGGCCGGGAGCTTGTCGCCGCCGATTTCAGAATCGGCCTTGACTTGTCCTTGCCACTCTTTCTGCATATCAGCAAAAGCTTGGCTACTCGCTTCCGAGGCGGCTGTTGCTGCTTTCACATACAGGTCCGTGAGGGCCTGGCTGCGATCTTTCGGCGACAACTCTTGATCGTTGACGATCTTGAGAAAGTCATCGCGGTATTCTTCGGAGACTGTGAAGTCCTCCGGGAAGGTGATGTCGTCCACAGTTAGCGGGACAACCTCGGCCGCCGGTTCCTCTTTCGGAGGTTCACCCTCGATCAGTGGCTTCGGCGGATCACCTTCACTCGGCTCCGGTGTCGGAGTAGGGGTCGGTTCCGGCGTCGGGCTTGGTTCGGGCGTCGGTGAGGGCGTTGTCCCTGCGGGTACGTTCATCAGCCATCTCCTTCATCATGTTGACATATCCCTCCGGGCTGACGGAGGTTATGCGGTCAAGAATTTGTTGCCCAACATTTAGCTGGCCGCAGTTGAAAGCGGTGTTGAGCGCGTTGTGGCCCATCGGCTGTGTGCCAACCTGACCGATCCGGAGCGTCCACCATAGCAGCTTCCGGCCCTGTTCATGCTGCATAAGCGCGCCGAGGGCCGCATTGATCGCAGCCTCGTCCTCTTTGAGCCACCAGGCTTTTAGACGTTCTTCGCTCATGCCGCTATGCTACCATATCGCGGGAGGGATGTAAATGAGCCATACCTTAACTCGCCGCCAGCAGTTGTTGTAGAGCGTTCGATCCGCCTCCAACATCGGTTTCGCTCAGGGTTTGCGCCCCGTCCACGAGTTCCTTACCCGCGACTGCGGCCTGTTGCGCCTCGAGTTGCTGTTGCTGGGCCTCGTTAGCTGCTTCGACATCCTCACGAGATTTCATATCACGGGCCTGGACGCCGATTGCGGTGCCATAGTTGCGGACCAGCTCGGTCCAATCCGGGACCTGCAGGACTTCCGGAGCGACCGCCGCAAGATTGCCAACCAGCCCCACCCACCTCTCGGTTGGTGCAGCGGCTACCGCGGATTGCGCTGTCGAGAGGATCGACATATATTGGATTTCCACCTCGGCATCTTCGATCTGTGGAGGCGGCGGTGGAAGCATCCCCTGCCGATCCATGATGGAGTAAATGCGGGTGATGGCCGGTCCGAGGGCCTCACTTTCAAACCGATCCAGCACACTGCCGAGCATGACAAGTTTTTCTTCGCGGCGGGCGTCAATCTCGGTTGCACTGCGCACGGTGTCGAGTTGTGAGATCATGTTGAACAGATTGTTGTGGAAGGTTTCACGGATACGGAGTTGAACCTCCCGGATGTCCTCCGTCATTTCCTGAAGCGGTGCGTTGATTTGGTAGAGGGGCTTCGCCCCAATGCTGTTGCTACCAGCGACGTAGGTAATCCCGTTCGGCATCAGCGCGGTTGGGCGGTGCTCAAGCTGGATGTCCGCGACGATCGGAGGGTTGACCATCTTGTCGATGCCCTGCGCCTTCCGCTTCGTTTCCTGCTGAAGCTGAATAACATCTGGCAGTGCGTCCATCGCCGGACTGGTGCCGTAGCTGTCGTTAGCGGTCAGCTCCCAACGCGGGAAGATACCGGGAAGTTCGTTGAACCCACGACGGGCCAACACCTGACCTTCAGTGAACGCCGCAGTTTCCCAATACGTCTCGACGTAGTTGAACTTCGATGGGATGCCGCTGTCACCATAGTTGGGTTCGATCAGGTGCGTGATGTCATACATATGCAGCGCCTGAGCACCGCCCTCGTTGCACTTATGGCGGAGTTGTTCCGACAGGTTATCCTTACCGAAATTTGTAACGAGTTGCTTGACCGACTGTTTGAACTCCTTT